GCAGTTTAGAATTTTTGTTTATATCAGCATAAATTAAATATACCTTTGCATTATTACTTTTTGCTTCAAGTTCTTTTGCGTTTGCAACATTTAATATTACTGGCTCAATAAAACATAATTTTCCGTTTATTAAACTAGCTGATGAAAAATAACATTTTTTATCTGATATAAAATATAACCAAATTTCATCTAAAATTGTGCAGACAGTAAAAGTTGTAACATTATAAAATACCATTTCTTTAACTGTGCTTTTATTTAAAGCAATGTCAAACATTTCATAATAAAGCGTGTTATCCCAAACTGTATAAAATAAAAGAAGAAACCCATTTTCTAAATGGTTTATAATTTTGCAGTACTCTATTTTTTCAAATTGAGTTTTTATACTATTGAGGTTTATCCCATTATAGTTAAATAGTTTCATTTGTTGATTGCTAAGCTCTAAAACATAATCAATACCACTAATTGCTGTTGTGTTAATTTGTCCTATTGTGTCAGAATATGAAATATTTTGTCCGTTTATAGTTATTTGCAACAACTCAAGTGTTCCACTTCCAACAATAATAGTTTTTAATATCTTTTCTCCGCTTTCAACTCCCTTTGCCTCAAATTCAAAACTCTTGTCCGCTGTAAGTGTAATATCTTCTGAAAAAACAAATACTTCATTTAAATATACTGAAATCTCAAATTGTCCGCTTCCGTTTAATTTATATGTAAAATTTATATCAGTATTTTTTTCTGCAATAAATACTTCAGTTTTTTGCACTTCAGTTGTAATTGTTATATCTTCTGTTTTAAAATTAATACTGTTGTAATTATTATATATCTTGCTTTCAAGCGAGACAATACGCTTGCTTAAATCTTCTGTTTTGGAATATGCAAGCTTTCCAAAATCTAATGTATAATTATCCATTATAATTAAAAAGTGTCAAATACAATTACAGGTCTGCCTATTTCAACACCTGAAAATTGCGACTCTATTCTAAAGCCAAAAACACTTCCCCTCATATTTATTTTTGCTAAAACATACCCGCCTTTACCCTTTAATTTTATAGTTCTTTTATCGTTTTCACTGTTTGCTGTAAGCGTTATAGTTCCATATAATTTTAATCTTATAAGTTTAAGCAGTTTAGTTTCTCCGCCGTATCCAAAATCAGTCAAAGGACTTTGCCAAACCATATTTAAAGGTGTATCAATCAACCGTGGCATTTCACAAAGTTGACATAATTTACCGTTTGCAATAAATACCAATTTTGAAAAAGTATTTGCTGCAATTTTAGTAACATCATCAATAGGTAATATACTTATATAAGAAGTTTTTTCGCTTATATTATAGGTTAAAAGCACCCTTTTATTTTCCCCTTCAATTTCCAGATTAAATGCAAGATAGAATTTTCCGTTTAAAAATTCGCCTTTGGCTGTCAATATATTGTCGCTTAATATCAGTCTGTCATAGCCTTCTAAAATCCTTTTTGTATAAATTCCGTCAAATTGATATAATCCGTCTTCTGCTAAAAAAATTACCCTGTCACCGCATACTGTCACAGTATCGCCAAAAATTTTTCCACTAGATACAAATAATTTTGAAGCAGAAAATTCTGTTTGGTCTGCATAAGCGGTTATTCTGGATATTCCGTAACTTCTAAAAACATATACATAATCTAAAAAGCTTATTACCTTTAATAACGCGCCTCTTTCATCAGGCATATCAATAAACCCTGCTTCATCTAACGAAATGTACCAATTTAACGGGTCAAAATCATCTGAAAACCATAACGAAGTTTTTTCACCGCCTGTTGTTGCAAACAATCTTTCGTAATGCATACACATTGAAGTTATTTTAGGAGTATTTGAAATCTCTATCGGATAACCTCTTGCAGAATAAATTTTTATTCCTTCATTTTCTGTTGAAAAAATAATTACATCTTCACTGTTATATTTATAATTTAACGCTTCAGGCGGATTTTCAAAAACAAGCCCTTCAATTTCAATAAATTCATTATCTATATTATTTAACTTTAATTCATAAATTTTTTTATCATCACAATACACTAAAAGCCTGTCATCTTCTTTTAAATTTTCAAAATCATACCTTTTATAAAAATAACATCTTTTTGGAAATACCGTTTGCGGCAGAATCGTTTCAGTTAAAAAACCATTCGAATTGACAAGCAATTCCGTAAGCCCTTTACCGCACTTTAATGCGCCGCTTTCATTATCAAAATTATATGTCATTTTAGCGTACTTTAAAGGCAATACACTGTCATCATAAAAACTATTTAAACCGCCAGAAAAGTTTGATAAAACAACTGTTTTTGTACTTTTTGAAACGTTAATAATTTGTTTATCGTAAAACATCAAATCCATCTCCTTGCGGGCATAACCTGTTTTACCTTTTTTGAGCTTATTCTCTCTAAACTGTCTTTATAACGTTTGTCCCACATTACAGCCTCATCATACATAGCTGATATTAAAGAAAATTCACAAGCAATGCCCATTGCCATAGTTCTTTGCGGTATTTCATTTTCTAAATAATCGCTTATACTAGTAAGTTCTTTCTTTTCAGGTATAAACGAATAATAAAGCACCACATTTTCAGGTTTAGTCTTTAAATAGGTATGAAATAATTTGTAACTTATTTTATTTTCGCTTTCATCTTCAACCTTTATTACCTCTAAAATCTGCTTTGAAAGAATATCAAAATTAATTATACCGTTTTCAGTAGTAATATTTTCTGAAAAAATAAGCGGTTTATATTCAAGAGCTATTTCATTTTCAATTAAATTAAAACACCTTAGCATAATGTCAGTATCTTTTTTTGCCGCGCTTAAATCATCTGTTTCAACACCTAATAAATAATTGCATATATCTTCTCTGTTTATCAAAGTTGCCGCCGCCATAACAATATCTTTTATATTCAAATTTTACCTCCAAGTTAATTAGTTTTAATATTCAGGGCTGTAATAAAATACAGCCCTTACATTTTAATATTATGCCTCGATAATACCTGAAAGCATAGCCTGTCCTATCGGTTTTGAACAAATTAAATCGGCATATTTTACAAGAGTTGCAGTATATACCGGTTTATTTGCAACCTGTTTTATTACTTTTCCATCTTCGCCCTCAAGCCACTTCCAATCGCATAACTGATGAAGTGTAAAATCTTTGGTGTTTAACAGATACATTGTTCCTTTTGGACAAAATCTATCAGAAATAAGCGGTATACCGTTATATGATAGCGCTTTATATCCTCCGTTTAATTCAAGAACATCAACATTTCTTTTATATGTAGCTAAATGATTTTGGAATGCTCTTTTAACACCTGAAGAACATACAATAAAATCAACTTTACTTCCTGCTGTTTCTTCAAGATAATCGATAGCAGTCTGAATCATTGTTTCAGAAATTTCGCCAACATTACTCTTCATATAAGGAACCATCCATTTATTGTCTGTTCTGTTTATTCCATATAATGAGCCTGTTGATTGAAATATAGCGCTAAGCCCTGTTAATTCTTGCTGATATGAACCTTGAACAGTAATAATTGAACCAGCAGGAACTAATGCTTCTGTAATTGTTGTACCACTTACAGTTATTGAACATTCATTTCTGTCAATAGATAATATACGCCTTGCAGTTGCGCCGCTTATTGCTTGTCCATCAAAAGTTCTAAAATCTATTACCATGCCTTCAATTAAATTTTTAACATCAGTCAACATTATTGATGTACCTATAATTGCATCAATATTTGACAGATTTCCGTTTCCATCTCCAAACAGCATTCTACCAAAGTTAAATGCAGAAGCCTTTAAAAGTCCTTCCATTTCGGCATTTAATAAATTTACAAAAGCTCCTACGCTGTTTTCTGATGCTCTTATAGCTTTATCACTTATTTCTATTGTACCGTATAAATTTTTTAAGCTTAATACAAACTGTTCATAATTATTTCCTGCCGCTGTTGGCAATAGTCCGTCTTCTGTCCCTGCGCCAATACCACCGTTTATACCGTATTGCGCTAGTCTTCTTATTTCTTTACCCCATACATCACTACTGCTTTGTTTAATTTTTGAAAGTAAAGGGTTTATTGTTGTATTTAACTGCTCGGTTACAACTCCGAGATATAATGTTTTTAACGCATTATCTGCGCTTTGCATTGTTACCATATTTTCTCCGTATTTTAATTATTTTATTTTTTTGTTAAAAATTCTTTTGCTAAAAGACCTGCCTGCTCAATGGTTTTAGGTTTTTTAGGGGGAGTGATTACTCCTTTTCCGTTTTCTGATAAAAGCGTTATTTTATTACCGCTTTTTATCTTGTTTAAATATTCTCTTATAACTGCTTCTTTCAGTGTTGAATTATTTAATATAACATTTTTTAAATGATTTTCATCAGTTAACAGCTTTTCACTGCCTGATAATCTGTTTTGTAAAAGCTGAACATAAGCTCGCTGCAAAAATCCGCTATTATAGTCTTTATTATTTGCGGCAATATCAGAAATTTCTTTTGTAAATTTTGCAGCATCAGGAAATTTTTGCAAAAAATCCTTGACTTCATTTTCAATTTTCATATTATCATAATTTTCTTTTTTTTCATTTTTTTCACTGTCAGAAATATTCTCATTTTCGTTATCGTTTTTTAAATCTCCCTCCGATATAAAAGTTTTTAAATCTGCGTCAGCGGCTGTACTTTCCGTCCCGTTTATATTAACGGTTGATTGTGCATCTTTATCAGCTTTTTTTGTCCCCTCCATTTCTTTTAAACGCTGAGAGCGTCTGGTGAACTCAGCCTCTAAAGAATTGTACGCATTAAGAAGTGAGCCGACATCTTTAAACTTCCCTAAATTTATTTTTTCTGTCGCACCTTCAACTATCTTTGCCTCAGCAATTTGCGCCGTATTTAATTCATTTCCGCTTAAATTATCTGCTATCTCCATAATAACCCCTTTTTTTATGCTATATTTTCTGAATTTGTTTCACTATTAACATTATTTAAAAGCACTGCTTTTTTATGCCCGCTTATATGTTTTTTAAACCTTTCTTTTATTTTTTCAGAATTGTTTTTTTCAAGTTCACTACTAAGTATAAAACGTGTATGTTCATTTAAATGTGTTTCATGGTCATCATATTCCTCGCATTGCACTTCTTCTTTCAAAAGTAAAATATTTTCATTTTCTGCCCTGTTTATATGAAGCGCTGTAATATCTTGCGTATTATCAAGACCACCATAACCTAATATTTCTAAAATTTTAGCCCTCATACCATTTTTAATAATTCCATTTTCATCTGCTAACAGTCCAAGTTTTAAAAGATCAAATACCAATGTTTTTTTCTGGGCAGGTGTTGAAGACAACTCATTTTCAGTATCAAAAACTACATCATCACTTGAAATATCACTGCCTTTAAAATAATAAATTTCCACCTTTCTGCCTTCGCCAGTCATCTTCATAATACGTGTTTCAGTTGCATATTGTTTAAAAAGCCTAAGTATCTGTTTAGCTGTTTCCTTAACGCATTTACGTATATTTTCAGCAGTGACAGTAAGTCTTGTATCATCTTGTTCAATTAATAATTGCAATGCAACGCCGCTTGTAGTACTTGTGGGAGAAACTGAATTTCTTGATATTTCACTTACTCCGCTTATTAAAATAAATTCATTTGAAAGTCTTTCCTCCTCATAGGTAAAATCAGTCGGCACACTTCCTGTTGCCATCATTGAAGGTGGTCTTGAACCTTGCCTGTAAACTATTACCTTACCAGGAGATAAGCCCTCCTCTATCAGTTCATCAGTATCAATAGAACCGTCTTCTACTGTTAAAACTCCCATTGAAATTCTGTTTAAAAATTCATGTTTTCTGTTTCTTACAGTGTTATATGCTCTTTGTACAGGAATAAGCCTTTCAATAATACTAACCCCGAAAAAACTTCCGGTCTGTGAAATACAAGTTTGTTTAATAAACGGAAAAATTCTTTTATTATCTTCCCCGTTTATGTAAGGTAAAATACCTGTATAAAGCAATTTATTACCAGCAACAATAGTCAATTTTCCTTCAGGATTTTTGGTATTAGGCTTTTCATATTTTTCTATAACAATTGCATGATTCTTTTTAATGCCTTTTATATCTTTACTAAGTCCTGTACCTGTCTTTTTAATGTTAGTCAGAGTGTATTCCTCTATATCTTCTCCTTCAACAATAACACCGTATATGTTTTCAATATCTGCAACAGACATTGCTTTTGCATGAATTATACTGTTTAAGCTTTCAATATCATTACTGTATAACGAATCAGGAAATACTTCAAACGGCGGACAACAAATAACCTTTACATCACCTTCAAATATATCTTTTTTATCAATATTTCCCACAATTTTTCCGCTTTCATTATTCCATATTATTTTATAAAAGGCTGTACCGCAAGTTTCACTCCACATTGTTGCCTGTTCAATAACTTTATCTAAATTCAGTCTATTATAAGTGGAATTTAATACGTTTGATGCCAGCTTTGCTGTTTTTAAATCGCCATCTTCATTCGAGGCGGCGCGTACGCTCATAATAGGTCTGACTCTTGAAAGTTTTGCAAGCCTTGTATCAATTATCGGAGATATATGATTAAAAACTTCTCTGCTTTGCCAATAAAAACCTTGTTCTGATTCTTCAACTTCCCCTATTGGTGATACATCGCAATATTGATTACCCATTAAAAAATTCATATTTAATTCCCACTGAATTTCAAGAGCTCGCCTGTCTTTCTGTCTTTCTAAAAAATCTTCTTTTATATCATTTACAATGTCTTCTTCAAATTTATCATTTTTTATAGGTATTTTCATTTTCATTTCCTTTTAAGCTTTTTGAAAGTTCTTTATGTAATTCTTTTGCGCAACCTTTACAAATATTTATACCATTATTATTTATTGTATTATTTGAACTAACACAAAATTCAGCAAGTTTTCCACAACCTGCAAAATCACATATAATTTTATAATTTATTTTTTTTATTTTCATTTTCTTTTACACCTTCTTTTAAAAGAGTTATAAGTCTTTTCTTTTCCTGTTCTAGTTCATTATCAGTCATTGAGTTTAAATCTGTCGTTTTATTAAAAGTTTCTAAAAGCATTTTTGCAGCTGTAATATCAGGCGGTATATTTTTTAATGCTACCTTTTTTTTGACAAGCACTGTTTCGCCCTCATTTACCTGATACTCTTTTGTAATTTCCTTTGCAGAATATCCCACAGCTCTTTTTAAAAGCGCTTTTTCAATTTGTTCTGTTACATTGTCCTCATTGCTTTTAGGCATTTTTTACCCCTGTCTTTTTCTTTTTAGTTTTCGCATAAGCCTTTCCTTGTCTTTTTGTATTTCGGTAAGTTCAATTCCTTTATTTATTGCATGCGGTTTTGTCATTATATAATATCTTAACTCATCTAAAGCATGGTCATCTTTCTTTTTTGGCGTATCATTATTGCCCCACCAATAGCCTTTAATTTCCTTTATTAAATTTACACAGTTTTTAAATATGTATAGCTTGGGAATACCGTTTTCGCCTGAAAGATAACTCTTAACCCTGTTTATTCCGCTAAATAAATCTTTATTGACATTTGTATTTACATTAATCGCTCTTTCGTAAAATAATTCTGAAACACTTTTACTGCTTGCAAGCGTTCTTTGATTTGCCGCAGAATCAATCAATGCGCAAATTCTGCCCTTGCTGTCAGTATGCCATAATAACGATTTTGAAATTTTTTTTATTTTTGATGAATGATAATCAATATCTTTTTTTGCTTCATAATGTTCTGCTATTACATATACATTCCCATCATAATCTACAGCGTACCAGTGCGCCGATAAAGGGTTATTAAGCCCAGGGTCAATAGAAATATTGTCCTGCCATTCTAACGGAACATTAAACGGTGTAATTACGTGTACGTTTTCGTTAAATTCTGAATATACAAGACCTTCACCCGTCATAAATCTTCCGTATCTTCTGCTTTCAAGTTCATCGCTTGTCATTGCAAGTGTCAATGCTTTTATCTCTTTTTTACTTAAATATGGGTTATCTAACCATTCCATAAATTCGCACCATATTTCCCCGCCTGATTTTAAATATAAATCGTTATATACAAATGTTAAACCTTTAAGCGGTGTCATTGTTCCGAATATATCCCCTTCTTTATCAAAAATTCGCATTTTACATTCTTCATAAATATCTTTAGGCGGTTCTTCATCAAACCATACAAAATCAAGGCTGCTTCCTTGAAATTTTTCACGACCTTGGTCACAGCTTTTAAAACCAATTACTGATTTTCCGCCATATACATTTTTAATAACAAGCTGGTCAATTATACCTGTTTCTGGGCTATCTTTTCTGCCTGATAGCATTATTATTTCTTCAATCCATTCTTTGCGCAAATAATTTAAAACTTTTTTTTGCGCCACATCTCTTTGTACCTGTGTTGAAAGTGAAACAATCCAGCCAAAAACATCTTTACGATTTTCCCTATATGGATGAACACCCCTCGCCATATAGATAGCTTCAACTGCTCCGCATTCTGTTTTTCCACTTCTGTTACCACCAAAAACCCACCTGTTGCGTTTTTTACATTTATGAAACAATATCTGTTTTTTATGTTTTTTACTGCCACTGTTATATAATGATAAGTTGTCATTTTTACGGCTTAATAGCTCTTTATCTATCATTTGTATTTTTAATATTATATCAGAATCTTTCACTTCGACAAGTTTCCCTTTTTTATGTCATTATATATTTAAACACTACCCTTAAAAATGCAGTAAACTAGACTTACCTTCCTAATTATGGTGAATAAATGAAAAAATTTATATTATTAAATTTAATAATGCTTATGTTTTATTCAATTTCATTCTTCTTTATTCCTGTAACAGCATTAGCTGAAGAATATGAATATGCAAGAGTATTAAATCAAACTACATATCTGTATAATTCAGCAGATACATCTTCACCTTGTTTTTTAATTCCTGAAACTTATTATGTAAAAATAATAAGAGACGACGGAGATTATTTTTTTGTAGAATATCAATGTGATACAGCGCCTTATTTTAAATCTATTGCAGGATATTGCAAAAAAAGCAATTTATATTTATGCGACTATGTACCTGAAATTCCTTATTTAAGCTATTTTATTTCCCCTTATGACGGTGCAAAAGGATATAAAAACAGCAACCTCGAAAAAACTGATTTTATATTTAATAGCGGTAATCCTATTATCTATTACGGTAAATATAAAATAAACAATGTTTTATTTTACTATGTACTTGCTCACGGTGAGTTCCGCTGCTACATCAATTCAAATGAATGCGCGCCTTTATCCTATTCATTAAGCACAGACCCTTTGCCAATTAATACAGAAGACCCCGAGCCAACAAACCCTTATAATAATAATCCGACAGATGTAGGCACCG